CGAATATAGAACTCGTCTAGTGGCTTAGTCTTACCACACGTATTACAAGTCCTCATTGAGGTTCTCCCTGAAGTGGTGGTGGATTGGTCGAGCAGTAGTGAACCTCCGCCCACTCTAGATTGTAATCAAAATCTCCAGACGACCAACCCGTCTAGTCAGTATAGCCATCCAGAGGAAGGTGTCAACATCCATGCTATAATTAAGTTAATAATAATATAATAAAGGTGTAACTATGAAGATAACCAGAGAGAGGATTAACGGTTTTGTGCGGATGGCGAAAAACGTACAACGCCGCGCCATCATTGAGAGGAAAAAGACCGGCTCATTCGATAAGGAGTATTCCCTTAACCGGACTCTAAACATAATAGACCGTGTGAATAAGTTGGCTGTGGCTGCGTCTGTGAAGCGGGAAGCTAAAGCCCAGTGTTGGAAGGTGTATCTCGACATACAGGCCATGTCGTGGGATGAGTCTGTGCGAGATGAACGCACAGTTCCCTTCCGTGAGGTTTTGCTGTATATTGAAGACATTTGGAAAATCCCGAAGCGATCTGGATTAACGTCGGCTGATGTGCATTCCGGTGGTCTTGGATTCAAGTCTGTAAACTGGAACAACGTGTGGACAGACAAGAAAGGATCAATTTGGGGCGATCAATACTACAACCCCACAGGAGGTAAACGAAATGAACGCGGCCAACTTCTCGATCTTGAAGACTCCGACTACTGGGTCTTCCGAGATGCTCGCAGGAAAAGCAGAGGAGATAATTGAATATGTCCTCAATGAACTGAGCGCATTAACACGCTTAATCAACACCACACCCCAAAATTATTCAGGCTTCCAAGATGTCGCATCGGCCATAAGGACTTGCATAGAAGAACTGGAAGACGGGGAAGAGATCATCAGGGGTGTAGGTGATGTTCTAGAACGGAGGGATCGCATCGATGGCTAATGTACTTCCAGACTGGGCATTGAAAAGCCCACCCGCCGGGAGTGACGTAGGTGGGCATCCTCTAACCCCATCCATACTTGCTCCGTACCTAAGAATCGAGAGCGAGCATTCTATACGTGCTGCCAATGAGTTTACGGAACAGGTATTAAACCATTACTTGGGCGAAGACAAAACTGGTTACAAGTTACCGTGGCCTGTATTCGATGACAAGTTTCGCATACGATCAGGTGAATGTACTATCTTAGCCGGAATAAATTCATCAGGTAAAAGTTTAGTGTTAGGGCAAATTGCGATGCACTGCATGGTTCAGGGTGCGCGCGTCTTGTCTGTATCTCTCGAGATGAGTCCACGCAGCCAGTTAGTTCGGATGTGGCGGCAAGCAAGTACAGAGTTAAGGCCCAACATAGAATTCGGAATGGGGTTTAACGCATGGTGCCGGAACAAACTGTTCTTCTTTGATAAGGAAGGCACAATGGACATGAATACACTGGAAGCAGGTATTCGATATTCCATCCATAATTTTGACACCGACATCATTCTTGTTGACTCCCTTATGACTATCTCTGGCATACGCCACGATGACTACACTGCACAGACTGAGGTGGTCTGTCGATTGGCTGATCTTGCGCGCGATTTAGAATGTCATATCATTCTTGTTGCTCATGCGCGGAAGTCTTTTTCAATCAGGGATAAGATCGACAGGTTCTCCGTAAGAGGAGCGGGACAACTGACAGATCGTTTTGACAACGTACTATTACTCCAACGCTACTACTCTGAAGACAACGATGATCCGGATGTCTCATTCTCCATCTCTAAAGCGCGGCATTGGGATATGGCAGAGTCAGAGATAGACCTGTGGATGGATATGGCTTCCATGAATCTTCTAATGGCAAACCAGACCCCTACCAAAATTGACTTGGATGATGACGAACTCGACGGATGAAATCATCGTAGAGTTGTTGGCCAATGAGAAGACTATGGAAGAAATACGTACGGAGTTTGAAATCTCCCGCGCTTATTTGTACGCTATCAACTCTGGCAGGAAATGTCGCATGGAAGGATTCAAGTACCCTGTTAGGGAATTAGAGGGGCTTCTTAATCCTAACTCAGCGAATCAGAAGCAAAAGGCCAGAGCGATTAGAGATAACATGGAACCGGAAGAAACTTACACTTTGCACTTGCCCAATGAGTAACTGGAAAGCCTTCGAGAGAAGGGTAGCCAAGAAGACTGGTGGCCGGAGGGTGGCTGTCGCTGACAGGGAGACTCCGCTCGATGTCGCCCATCCGTATCTTGGCATCGAATGTAAGTACCGAAAAGATTTCCCTGCCCTGATCAAGAGCGGGTATAATCAAGCGTTGCGGGGATCAAAAGAATCTGACTTGATTCCCACGCTTGTGTTAGGGGAGTTCAGGAATCCCCTGATATTGGGTGTCGTCAATATAGACGACTTGGTTAAACTGCTGTCGCATTTACATGAGGTGAGTAATGAATCACATATGGGAATTGCAGAACAGACTGCTTGATGAGTTCTTCTCCCCGGTAAAGCATTCCCAAATGGTATTACCGGACAGGTCTGCCACCAAAGATAGCCCGACGAAGATTACGCGCCGGGAAGTGGTGACCAAAGAGTACAGTGCGTGGTATGATCCTGATGGTTCGTACCATGAGGTACTGATAGAAGATAACGGGGATTTACCCACCCGCCCCGAAATCACTGACTAACTTCCTGTGGTGGGAATGGTTGTGTGGCCCCGTGCAACCGTATTGATCAACAATCAACGGGGCACTACTACAGGAGAATTATTATGTACCGTAAGAAGAATGCTGCGGAGAAAGCGAAGGACGCGAAGAACGCTGAAGCTGCTGTCCGAGAAGAACATAAGATTGTAGACAAACTTATCTCAGAGGCCCAAGATTACGGGCCAGCAGGTTACGCCCGGATTGGTGCTTTAGAATTTGTAAAACTGGAAGACGCCCACAGTGCTACCTGTATGTCTTTCCGACAAGCTGAAGAAACCCATGTCGGCGATGGTGTGGGGATAAGGGACAATTGGGCACACACAACCCATTCTAACGCCTACGAAGACTGATGAACGACTACCAATCCTTTATCCACAAATCCCGTTATGCTCGTTACATTGACGACGAGAAGCGCAGGGAAACTTGGGAAGAAACTGTACATCGCTATGTAGATTTCTTCCAAGATAGGTGTGACCTGCCAAAGGATGTCTCGCTAGAACTTTTCAACTCCATTGTGAGTATGGATGTGATGCCATCGATGAGAAGTTTGATGACATCGGGGAAGGCTCTTTCACGGGATCATTGCGCGGGATACAACTGTTCATACATGGCTGTCGATCATGTAAGAACCTTTGACGAGAATCTGTATGTCTTGTTGTGTGGAACAGGGGTTGGGTTTTCTGTTGAACGGCAGTACATCGCCAAGCTTCCCGAAGTGGCTGACGCCTTCTATGACACTGACACAACCATCGTGGTGCGTGACAGTAAGATTGGATGGGCGTCTGCCCTGCGGGAACTGGTGAGTCTTCTCTATCAGGGGCTTATGCCCAAAGTAGACTACAGCCGTATTCGTCAGGCGGGAGCCAGACTGAAGGTATTTGGTGGGCGCGCCTCTGGCCCTGAACCTCTTAAACGATTATTTGATCACTACATTAGAATATTCAGAAGTGCTTCCGGGCGCAAGCTAACCAGTCTGGAATGCCATGACCTGCTCTGTTTCAACGGGGAGGCTGTGGTGGTTGGTGGTGTTCGGCGCGCGGCTGAGTTGAGCCTGAGTAACCTCACAGACGAAAGAATGCAGAGAGCCAAGATGGGCCAGTGGTGGATAGAGGATGGGCAGAGGGCACTGGCTAATAACTCTGTCTGTTACACAGAGAAGCCTGACATTGGGATTTTCATGCGCGAGTGGATAGCCCTGTACGAATCCAAGAGCGGGGAGCGGGGTATCTTCAATCGCACTGCCGCACAGACGATGGCACCAGAACGTAGGGATAGTAGCTATGAGTTTGGCTGTAATCCCTGCAGTGAGGTGGTGCTTCGTCCGGCAGGTTTATGCAACCTTTCCGAAATAATTCTACGTCCTACGGATACAGTGGATGATGTATCGCGTAAGGTGGCTACTGCCACTATTCTTGGAACGATCCAATCCACTCTAACGGATTTCAGGTATGTTAGGCCCATATGGAAAAAGAACGCAGAGGAAGAAAGATTATTGGGGGTAAGTTTTACTGGGGTTTATGACTGCCCCACTGTCCTTAACGCAACACCAGAACAACTTAATGCGTGGAAAGGATGGGCGATTCAAACTAACATTGAATGGGCTAAGAAGTTAGGGATACCGGAATCAGTAGCAATCACTTGCATTAAACCATCCGGCACAGTTTCCCAACTCACAGGGGTTGCGGGGAGCGGTTTGCATCCTTCGTATTCAAAATACTATTTACGCAGAGTAAGGCAGGATAAAAAAGACCCCCTCAATGAGGCTCTGGTCTCTGCTCAAATCCCATGTGTAACTGACCCCTACAACACAGAGGCTTTAGTTTTTGCCTTCCCCGTGAAGGCTCCTTCTGAATCAGTTGTAAGGGAGAAGGTAGACGCTATCTCCCATCTGGAAACGTGGAAGAAGTTTGCCGTACATTGGTGCGAACATAAGCCAAGCATTACAGTGTACGTTGAAGAATCAGAATGGATGAAGGTAGGGGCGTGGTGTTACGATAATTTTGATATATTGAGCGGGGTGAGTTTCCTTCCAAAAGCAGATGACGCCCATATCTACCAAGAAGCACCCTACGAAACAATCACTAAGCGGGAATACAATAAGCTGATGTCCAGCATGGAAAAGATAGATTGGGGTGTGGTTCAGGAAGGTGAGGACAACACCACCAGTAGCCAAGAACTGGCGTGTACCGGGGATGCTTGTGAACTATGACAAGCGTTGGCACTTTTCAAAAGAATTGCGGGGGCCAGACGTGATACCAAAAGACAAGAGATGGGAGAATGCTGACTACCTGAAATTCATCAGTGAGATGCCCTGTGTGAATTGCCAACTGATGGATGGCACCATAGTGGCACACCACTTAAAACACATCTATTCACCACTTTCAGGGGGAGCAGGTGTGAAGGCATCCGACATATTTGCGATGCCATTGTGCTTTGAGTGCCATGACAGGCTACATAAGGGTGATAGGGATGTGATCGATTGGCAGGGATTATTTATTCTACAGACACTGGACAAAGCGACCCGCGCGGGGGTAATATCCATTGAGTACAAGCCTTATGAATACAATATATTTTGAGGATGAGGGAATGCCCAGCGAACACTGGGAGCAAGTTTATGGGCAAACCAATTATGAAGGTACAACACCAGAGAAGGATGGGAAAAGAACCGGGCAAAAACTAGCTAAATATAAATCTCATTGCTGGTCAAAAAGAGTAAGGGCAGGTTCACCACACTGGCATATTATTCTAACCAAAGAGGGTGAAACTTTTGCGTTTTGGGCTACGGGCTGGGGGCAGCTTGTGTATAAATCTGATACCTTTGATTTCAAATTTAATGTCAGTAAGGCTAAACACACTTGGGCAATTATAGACCTTCCCACATTGGTGGTACGTGATAGGAATGGAAATGAAATAGATCGCGGCGGTGGCGACATTGGATTCAAAGAGATAGGGTGGTCTAGAAAATATGCATAAGATGGAACTTAAAGGACTAGATCATCGGGAAGACTCTAACTTGTATAGAGGCTTTCTGAGAAAGCTAAACTTAAAAGAGTTTAGTAGGGAAAATGGAGAGGATTCAGGCGGTCAACTCAACGATTGGGATGTTATTCCAGACATTAGCCGGGAAGGTAAGAAATTAGGGTGGGCAGTAAGACAAGCCTATGTTGGTGGTAAAACTGATCAAATTGTTTTCTACTCTAGAACAAAAAAGGACTGTATGGCTTGGTTGAGGAAGCACTCCAAGCCCGTACATTATACGGAACTTAGGTGGTGGGATGACCTTATATTTGATGGCAGGGGATGCTATCTAAGCGATGGAGTCTGGATTAAATGACTGATGAGCAATCAGTAGAGAGAGCCTTAGAGTGGATGATGGAAAACACAGCCAAGTTAGCCAAAGCTACGGCAGATCGGAAATACATAGAAGACTACAAGAAAGTGAAATTTTCTACCCTCTTCGCACAAGCACAGGGAAAAACTATCGCTGATAAAGAGGCGTGGGCATATGCTCACTCTGACTATAACGGGGTGCTAGAGGGCTTGAGAGCGGCTGTACAGGAAGAATCTGAACTAAGGCACTACTTCACCACAGCAGAGGCTAAGATAGAGGTATGGCGAACACTACAAGCAAACCACAGGGCAGGTATAGTATAATGACTGCCGAGCAGGTGTATGAAACGAATCAGGAGTGGCTCGACGACTACGAAAACGCGCAGGGTTGGGCCAATGAAGAGCAGTTAATTCAACAGCAACGTGAGGGCCGTAAAATGGCATATGAACCGCAGGACGATACAATCACCTTATGGGTGAACGAGAAGAAGGAAAGTGAGAAGCATCCGTTTATGACGGGTAAAGGTCTGGTCAAAGGTAAGGAAGTTCGCGCGGCGGCATGGAAGAACACTTCCAAAAGCGGGAACAGCTACATGAGCATCAAGCTGTCCGAACCCCAAGACAACGGGAAACGCTTTGAAAAGCCCAAGCAGGACTTTGACTTCTAATGATCATTCAATACCACGACGGGATGAAAGTCGAACTCGAATTCGACGAGAAGAAGCACTACTACACGGTAGAGGGGGAATACGCCCCCTCTGTCACTACCATACTGGACTCCATTGCCAAACCGGCGTTATTGCCGTGGGCGGCAAGTGAGGGGGCCAAGTGGTATCTAGCCAACCATGAGTCGGATATTTCGCCAGAGGACATGGTAAAGGGTATCCGGGGTGCGTTCCGCAGGAAGTCGCAGGACGCGCTAGACATAGGTCAGGCCGTGCATAAGTGGTGTGAGGGTGCCATATTATGGAAGTTAGGGAAGGGTAAGATTCCGGTTATGCCAGAGCATGAATCTGCTCAGAAATCCATAGAGGCGTTCAGGGAGTGGGTTAAGGTCAACGATGTCGAATGGCACTATGTGGAGCAGAAGGTGTACCACCGGGGTCACAAGTACGCGGGTACAGTGGACGCTATAGCCACAGTGAACGAAGAATACTGTGTCATAGACTTCAAGACCTCCGGCGCAATTTACGCACCTTACTACCTCCAATGCTCTGCTTATGCAAAGGCCATAGAGGATATGTACGGTAAGGATATAGAGAAGGCGTACATCCTCAGATTCGACAAGAAGACGGGGAAATTTGAAACCGGATCATCTGTCGAAATCCAAGAGAACTTCATGGGGTTTTTGGGGTTCTTGGATGGGTACAGGCGTCTGAAAACTCTGGAGAACCGCAATGGTAAAGGCTGATAATGTAATAGGGCTGATGGTATTTCACATGGCATCCGCCATCTCCATGATAGAGATTGCAATAGATCGTGGTGAGATACAGGAAGCAGTGACGGCCCTTAATGATGTCAAGCAAACCTCTGGCACCGTTTTAGAACGCGCGCTATGGGAAACCTATTCGGACTTCCTGAACCCCCAATTGAACCCTGATCTTCCTCAGAACGTGGTGCCGCTTATTCAGTGAAGATTATTCCACACAATAGGCAGATGCTGAAAGAGGCCCGTGAATGGGCCTCTTCTGTAGGGGGTATTAAGAATTCAATTA